TCGCAGCTATGTGCGGGCTATGTCGTTGAGCAACGGTCGAGCCGCAGGGCTTACTGGAGATGCGCTGGCGCAGTATGTCGAGAAGGACCTGGGCGTTGCGTTCGATCCGAAGACGGGCATCGCAACGATTCCTGAAGCTCTCGACTATGCGCGGCACTCCACGTTCACCGATAATCTCGGAAGCGAGACGTTCGGTGGCGCGTTCCAGGACTTCACGAACAGTGCGTGGCAGGCGAAGTTCATCGCCCCCTTCGTCAAGATCGGGACGAACATCTTCCGCTACGGGAAGTCACTCTCTCCGTGGGACCTTGCAGAAGGACTCAAGGGAGACCTGACGAACGAAGATACTCAGGTCAACGTAGCGCGTGCAGCGATTGGTTCTTCGATCTACGCGGGAGCCATGTACGGAGCCTACGGTGACATGCTCACTGGTGCAGGTCCGACCGATCCGGCCCTTCGTAAGATGTGGCTTCAGGATCACCAGCCGTACTCGCTGAAGATTGGTAACAACTGGATCAGCTTCCAGCGGATCGAGCCGTTCAGTACGGTGCTCGGGATCGCGGCTGATCTTCAGGCCAGCATTCACGAGATGGGCGACAAGACGAATGATGCGGAGAAGATCGCATACAGTCTGATGTCGGGCGTCACGCACAATCTTGCCAGCAAGTCCTACTTCGAGGGAATCACGAACTTCTTCGATGCGTGGGCTTCTGGTGATGTGAAGAAGATGCAATACTGGATCGAGGGTCTGGATCGCGGCATCGTGCCGTTCGGTTCCGCTCTCAAGCAGATGAACCCTGACGATACGTTCCGCAACGTCCGCACTTCGCTGGACGCACTGATGAACAACATCCCAGGACTCAGCAAGACGCTCGATCCATCGTTCAATATGTTCGGAGAGCCCAACATGAAGGCTCCGTGGTTTGCGAATCGTTCTATGAACATCGCAACCGTGAAGCCATTCAATCCGAACAGCGAAGAGAACCAGCTACTCCAGCTTGACCAAGGGCTCGCTCCGTATCCTCAGCAGATCAAGGGGACACAGATCGACCTCTCGGACAGAAGCACCTACGACAACGGCTCGGGGGTGTCTCCCTACGTCCAACTGATGCAGTACCTCCGCACTCCGCAAGATGGTTCGCCGTCCCTGCGGGATGCCATGAAGGCGCTCATCAAGTCTGACGATTGGAAGAACGCCTCAGGGACCGTGCGGGCTGACGACTTCATCAACGTGGGCGGCAAGAAGTTTGCCCTCGCGTCCGCTCTGAAGACAGAGTACGAAGGCAAGGCTCTGATGTCGGTGCTGAATGAGTACCCGAAGCTGAAGGACGCTTGGGTCGCTCAGGAGAAACTGAAGGCGAAAGCCATGACAGGTGGGCCGGATGCTCAGGCTCAGGTCATGGATGCGCTCAGCAAGATGAAATAGCACATCTCACTACAGGAATCCTCCGGCACTCGAAAGGGTGTCGGGGGCTTTCTGCTTTCCCATACAGAGATGACAGATGAGAACGACCTCAGCGTAGCGAGCAGGCTCGGCAGTATCGAGGGCAAGCTCGACTTGGCGCTTGAGCAGTTCGGGGATTACGAACCACGCATCAGGTCCCTGGAGAAGTCTCGTGCGTGGATGCTCGGCGGCGGTGCAGTCCTGACAGCCATTCTTGGATTTGTCGGACGAGTCCTGTCGGGCTGGAAGCATAACTAATGTCTGACCGCGAGAAGCAGCTAGAGATCGCGGAGCGGTTGCAACTGAAGTTGCTGGAGCGGTTCGAGATGCTGTTGGACAAAGGCACGATCACGTCCACGGACCTCGCGACACTGTGCAAGCTACTCAGTCAGAACGGATGGCAGCTTGACCCTCTCAAGTTGCCGAAAGGCTTGCGCGACAAGCTGACAGAACACATCGACCCGTCAGAGTTTGATGATGGGGCGAAGGTCCTGCTGTTCCCCGCTGATCGTCGTAATGCCGTATAAGGATCGCGACGACAGACTGAAGTACTTCAGGAGCTACTATGCTCGGCCGGAAAAGAGGGCGAAGGTACTGATCCGAGAAGCGCGAAGGCGCAGACCGGATGGGCTTGAGATTACGGAAGAGTGGGCTCTTGAAAGACTCCTGAAGGGAACCTGTGAGGTCTCCGGCATTCCCTTCGTACTCGATGGTGTAGGCCAGAACGCGCTGTCTCCAAGCATCGACCGGATTGACAGTAGCATCGGCTACACCAAACAAAACTCACGACTCGTGGTGTGGCTGTTCAACGTTGCCAAAGGGCAAGGTAACGATGCCACGGCAGTCCGCGACATCAAGAAACTCGCGAAGGCGTTGTGTACTCCCAAGAAGAAATAAGAGAAGCACACCTGGATGACTTCCGAGTCTTCCTGTGTGAAGTGTGGGCGTACCTGAACCTTCCGAAGCCCACGCCAGTTCAACTCGACATCGCCTATCAACTCCAGCACTCGCCTCGGCGCTTCATCATCCAGGCGTTCCGGGGAGTCGGCAAGTCGTGGATTCTGGTAGCGTTTGTCCTGTGGCAGTTGTTCCTCGATCCACAGAAGAAGATCATGGTTGTGTCTGCGAATCAGGGCCTCGCGGACTCCTTCTCGATCTTTGCCAAGCAGTTGATCGAGGGAATGCCACTCCTGCAACACCTTCGTCCGAACGAAGGACAGCGTGATTCGTCCATTGCGTTCGACGTAGGCCCTGCAACACCCTCGAAGGACCCTTCCGTCAAGTCTGTCGGCATCACAGGACAACTGACGGGAAGCCGCGCAGACATCATCGTCGCGGACGACATCGAGGTCCCGAAGAACTCGTACACGTTCCTCCTGCGGGAGCGGCTGTCTGAACTCGTCAAGGAGTTCGATGCCGTGCTCAAGCCGGATGGTCGAGTGATCTACCTCGGCACTCCGCAGAACGAAGAGACGCTGTACGTGAAGCTGGAGACTCGTGGCTACGTCACGAAAATCTGGCCGTCTGAGGTTCCGGCGAAGCTCGAAGTCTATCGTGGACGGCTCGCAGAGTTCGTCGTGCGAATGATCGAGCGCAGTGTTCCGGCTCATACGCCGATTGATCCTGCTCGATTCGACCGCGAGGACCTGAACGAGCGTATGGCGTCCTATGGACGTGCAGGCTACGCGCTTCAGTTCATGCTCGATACGTCACTCAGTGATGTCGAGCTACATCCGCTGAAATGCCGCGATCTGATCGTGATGGACGTGGATCAGGAGATGGGCCATGTGAAACTTGTGTGGGGCTCCGACAGGGATCAGGTCATTCAAGACTTGGCCTGCGGTGGCTTCGACGGCGATCACTACGTCCGGCCTGTCTTCAAGGCTCCAGAGATGTCCGGCTGGACAGGCACGGTGATGGCGATTGACCCCTCGGGTAAAGGTAAGGACGAGACGGGATACGCCATCGTGCGCTCACTGTATGGCAAGCTCTACCTCGTGGATGTCGGCGGGTTCACTGATGGGTTCGCTGAGGGGACACTGAAGTCCCTCGCTGCTGTGGCTGCTCGCTTTGGTGTCAACTACATCATCTGCGAAGAGAACTACGGCGGCGGGATGTTCGTGTCACTCCTCAAGCCTCATCTCGCGAACGCCAAGGGTGGAACGATTGATGAGGAGTACGATGGCTGGAGTAAAGGTCAGAAGGAACTCCGCATCCTCGACATTCTCGAACCGCTCGTCCAGAGTCACAAGCTCGTCGTGGATCGGCGCGTGATCGAGAAGGACCTCAAGGTTCTCGGGGAAACCCCGCAGTACAGCTTCATCCACCAGTTCACTCGCATGGCTCGCATGAAGGGCGCACTTCCTCACGAAGATCGCCTCGAAGCGGTGGCTATGGCCTGTGGCTACTTCGTGGACCGCATGGCTCGGGATGAGAACAAGATGATGGAGCAGCACAAGGAGGACCTGTTGGATCAAGAACTTCGGACCTACATGGATCACGTCTACGGGCGTGCGCCTGAGGAGCCGAACTACCTCGACTTCATGCGGAGATAATGGCGAAGCGAATACCGCCGATCCCCAAGACGGTTCACACGTCGATGGGAGAGGTCAAGGTTGAGCAGGTCAAGAAGGTAGACAAGGAGGATAGCCTCGGAGAGTACAACATCGACCTCAGGGTCATCCGAGTGAAGAAGGGCCTCGAAAAGATTCAGAAGCATCAGACCGTGTGGCACGAGTGGGTGCATGTCGTACTCACCGATGCGGGCGTGGCTGACGTTCTGGAGCACTCTCAAGAAGAGGCCGTCTGTAACGCCATCGCTACGGCGCTAGTCAACGGACTCTTGGCGAAGGTGAACAACCCTCACACATAGAAGGACAAGGAATAGAAATGGGACAGACTGATCCCACTCCGATGACGCAGACACTCTCTGCTCACACCGGACTTAGCACGACTCCGACTGAACATTGGTTCGAGACACGGCAGAGCCATATGTACGTCCCTATCTCAATCAGCATTACGGCTGGTTCAGCAACGCTGGTGATTGAAGGGCGGAACACTCCGAACGATGCGGCTGTGGTTCTGACCACGGTGTCGGCTACGGATGCTCAGCTTGTGCAGCGCATGAATCAGATGCGGGTGAGATATACCTCGGCATCTGGAGCGACCGTTCAGGTCTCTTCTGGACTGCCCTGCATCGACACTGGAGCGTAATAGATGCCTTCGGTAGCTCCTAAAGTTCTACTGAAGACGTTGCCGAAGGTGCTGGTGAAAACTGGCGGGCTCTTTGGAGCAGCGGCAACAAACCTCATTAGATGGTCCACTGTTTACACGAACTCTGCGTGGACGAAAACACAGGGAGTTAACGGCGTCATTCCTGTGGTCACGGCGGCGGCGGGCATCTCACCTGACGGGACGATGGACGCCA